CTTTTTCTTTTTTCTCATCATCATCATCGTCGTGCCCAGTATTATCGTCATCATGGCCGGTATTATCCTCGGTGTGATCAGTATTTGCGTCCGGATTATCAATAGCTTTCTGAGCGGCTTCTACTTCAAGACGTTTTAACTCTAAATCTACAGCAATTTCTTCTGCTGCCTGTAAGTTCTGGCTTACATAATATTTTTCACCGGCTGGATGTACAGCCAATCCGAAGGCTTTGGCTCCCGCATTAGGATTAGCAATTCCAGTTTCAATAAGATCTTTCCAAAATTTAGCCCGTGTTTCACTGTCAGACATGGTAAGCTCTTTAGTATCGTACTTAACAATGATAGTTGGATCAAAGAATAAGAATTTACGCTCAATATTTTTGACAATACGTGTCATCCATGGGGAAAGTGTTTCTTGCAGGTACTTAATATTCTCTTGCTCAATGTTATTAAGTGTAGATGAATCATTAATACCTAATTTGTGTCCAGGGATCCGGAACCACCGGGCGACTTCCATTATTTGAAATTTACGAGTGGCAAGCAATTCGGCATCAGTTGCTTTGATTTTATGCTGGACATACTTCATGCCATCATCGAGAATAGCTACTTTATTGATATTATTTATTCCACCATATGTTGCAGAGTACTCTTTGGCCATACCTGTTCTGTGTTCTGGTTCCATCTTAGTCTCAGTTTGTAAAACACCACCGAGATTCATCCCATTACTAAACATATTGGATTGTAAGGTTTGTGTGGCCAGAGTGATACCTAATGATTCACGACCAAAATTAACGATCGGCCATCCCGTATTTTCATCACCTATCCCGCGCAAATGAAACATTTCCATATCGTTAAACTTATCAGGTTGGCCATCCGACATATCATCAGCGGTATTCTTGAAAACTTGATAGGTTATTTCGCCATGGCGTTTTTTTAAGGATACGCGGGTAGGCTTAATCAATTGTAGAGATCTTACTTCACCATTAGGAAAACGATCGATAATTGCATAAGAATTACCCCAAACGAGGCACCATACTATGAGAACTTCCCAAAATTCCTGCGCGGTTCGTTTACCATCGGGTGACAAACTGATTACGCTATAAAGTGGATGTTGACGATTAATCTTTATCTCATTACCATCGGCATCTAAAACATAAATATCTAAGGGTAATTTGGCAATATCCTCGGCAATCATCCGAGCGGCGCCAAAGAATGCGCTAATTGCTAACGCTTCAAACCCATTTATCCTGTTTCCTGATTTGGTGGGCTGGGCACCATAACTGTAGTTTAATATATCTACTCCACCTTGACCCCAGCCCCGTTCACTAGTCCAGGTAATTACATCGTTTGTTTGCTCAATTAATAATTCAAACCCGGAGCGGATAGACTCAATAAATTGTGGAACAGCCATTAGTGTCCTTTGGGTGGTGATTTATTTGCACCTTAAAGCACTAACTTATCCAAATACATAAATATTACAAATAATTATTAGACTAACAAAATGGCGTCCTGTGCATTATAACTAAAAGTATGAGCCGGTTTCTTCAAAGCGATCTTTATAGGCATCTCGTTCTTCATCCTCTCCAACTAATCTACGACAACGGGCAAAACTCCAGGCATCAGCAGCATCAATTTTCTTTGTGCGAGCGTCAATGCCTTTGAATTTCACAAAAAGATACTCGTTGTTGTTGCCCTCCTTGATGGATGTATTACTTAATTGCCATGCAAAACAGGTATTTCCGTTATGTTTAATAGTTCCAGCCTCCACACTACCTATAGTATTTTTTATAGGCTCAGATAGATTAGTGAAATTAGGGGTAATAGTAAAACAGTTCCAACAATTCTTAGGATCTCCCTCAAGTGTTTTTATTATTTCACGACTGGCATTATTGTCAAAGCCAACGTCAATAATATTAAAATGGGATAATACAGTATTCATATCCTCGGCAACCCTATCGAAATCAATTTCCTTTTGGCCGTTTTGTCTCAACCACTTACCATGCTCACGCTTGTACTGATCTACTTCAGGATGGTTCTTTGGTACCCAGTTGAAACATAAAACATAATTGTAATCCGGGAAGTCCAATACAAAGGCGCTAAGGTCCCATTTGTATGCAGCATCAAACCCACCATAACACTTTGCACCTTTTAGGAATGTTGGAACTGGCTGACCAAGCACCTTAAAAATTTCTTGGGTATCTTCTGGTAAATCTAATCCTTTATCCCAAGCGGTCATATCATAAGCTGCAGACTCGGCCTTAGTACATATATTCAAATGCAAACGCTTAAACGCATTCAATTTGATACTTAACTTTTTAGCTTTTATATATTTTCTCTCAAAGTATCGCATATATAAAGGACCTTCATCCCCTAAGAGTGGATTTACCCGTAGCCATACTTTAGGATCTTCCCAGTTATCCCCGAACTCATCATGGGATGCATAATATAATATTGGTAAAAAATTCTCATCTTCATTCGGATCGTCGCAAATACTCTTTGCTTCTTTTAATTTTTCATTACAAAACGATTGCTGAGCAAAATCAGCAGTAGTAATGCATATCATCAAAGGTTGTGCTCGGGTTCCCATGCTGGTTTCTAACACATCGAACATATCACCATGCGGCCATGTATGTATTTCATCACATAGTCCATAGTGTGCCATCTTACCATGAGCCGAGCCCTCATCACTTGATAGCGCTTTATAGGTACTGGTATGATTTTCAGCAGTTACAGCTAAAATATTCTTCTGACCATGTATTTCATAATACCTTGCCAATCGTCCATCAGTGCAAAGCTCTGGCCGCTCTTGATCATTTTTAATACTTCCCACAAATACATCTTGAACTAATTTGGCTTGCTCTTTATCTTTCGCCACTGAAAATATATCGGTACCCGCCTCACCATCGAGCATCATCCCTATATGAACTAAACATCCAATATCAAAAGTTTTACTATTCTTACGAGGGATGTATTTAAAACATTCTGCATATCTCCGAAGTCCATCAGAGATTCGCTTCCACCCATAAAGATTACTGAAAAATTTGCGTTGCGATTCATGAAGGGGAAATTTAGCAAAGCGATTGGGCTTAGAGTGGGTTATGCAATTTTCTATCCAACTACAAACAAAAGCTGCAGTCTGGAAGCAAAAATAGTAAGAATCTATATTATCAATCTCATTCGCATAATACATAAACTTCTTAGTTTTTGGATTGATCATACCCAATCCAAAAAGACCATCCTTGATCGCGTTTTCATACATGCGATCATACCCGGCAAGCTTCCAGGGCTCGCCGTAGTGGAAATCCTTTAAGGATGGCATTCTCGGTTTACTGTTCACGATAGGCTAGTCTAAATTTTGTAATTCATCATTAGCTGCAGTGGAAGCATCTTCGGCTAACTGCAATTCTTCAAGTGGTATCTGCTCTCCATTCTTTATTCTCTTAGCTAGATTCGTAAGCTCCGTACCAACATGTACGGACTCAATAAGAAAATTAAGAAATAAGGATATTGTAGCTGGGTCAGGTATAGGCATTATTCATTCTCCTTCATTATTTTAAGTATGGCGTTCCAGCAATCATTACATACCACCAAGCGCCCTTCTGTTTTTTTATTAAATACTGCGTGATCTATATCTACAAATAAAAACTTAAACTGGCGGGATAGTCCACACCACGTAGTATTACTGTCATCGTTTTGACTAATACATTTGATGTAATCGGGTCGCACCATTTAGTTCACCTTATGTTTACTTAATAAGCTGGTGAAGATTTCAATATTCTTTTTTATAACATCGGCAAGGTCTGGCCGTGTCTTGCCTGCCTGCACTGCATCATTCCATAAAGTAAGGTTCTTCTTTATAGCAGCACTGATAAGTTTGGCATTGGCAAAATCAGCATCAGCTATTTTATCAGCCTTCCTTAAAGCTATAACCTGCTTAACCAAAGATGTATACACAGTTTGCGTAGCCTTGAGGTTGGCACGCTCATCTTTTAATGTCGTCTGGCAACTTGATACCATCATCAATATCGATACCAACCATATAATTCTTAATTTATTCATTCTTTC